CTCCGAAATGTTCCGGCTCTCCTCCTGCGCAAGGGAGGACAGGATCGTGAAGAGCAGCTCACCCGATGCCGCCATCGTATCTATCCCTTCCTTCTCGAAGAAAATGGGGATGCCGAGGTCCTTCAGCTCTCTTGAGTAATGCAGACAGTCAGCGGTGTTACGAGCGAATCTGGATATTGACTTCGTAATCACCCGATCAACCTTTCCCTCGCGGCAGGCCCTGATCATGTTCTGGAAGCCCTGACGCTTCTTCGTCCCGGTGCCGGAAATGCCCTCGTCCGAGAAGATCCCGGCCATCACCCAGTCGGGCTTGCTGTTGATGAGCTCGGTGTAGTAGCTCACCTGATTCTCAAAGGATCCGAGCTGTTCTTCCTGCTCCGTTGATACCCGGCAGTAGGCTGCCACCCGTATCTTTTTCTTTTCCGCCTCAGCTGATTTTCTTGTCTGGCTGGCGGGAATAACCGTAACGCTCCTTGCCATCAATGTTCTCCTTTCCAATGTAGACGATGCCCGGGTAATCGCGGAGAGATTGAAGCATCTCATCCGGCACCCGAACACCCTTGCAGATATCCTTGCCATACCGGCTCATCGTGTTGCAGATCCAGAAGACGCTTCCGTTGTTTCCGATGATGCGCCGGAGCCTTCCTCCGCAGTATTTGCAGTAAACCCGGTCCTTATAGGGATAATTTTCTTCTGTAAGTGCAGGTGCCTTCGTGACATGCCGCTTACGCGTATGGCTCTTATGCCAGGTATCGCCGTCCTCATAGGTGAAACCAGTGACCCGGCCCCGGTCGGTTGTTTCGCTGATGTACCGGTCTTCCGGAAAGTCTCCCCAGCTCTTCACCACCTCGTCGGGAATAGAAACACCGGAGCAGAAGTCACTGCTGAACCTCTCTTTTCCCGAGCAGATCCAGCGGTTCTTCCCTCCGGTGTAGGAACGCATCAGCCGGTGACCGCACTTCGCGCAGAACAGTTGATGCCGATATGGGAGCGTGTCGAGCAAGGGCTTTTCCTCCGGTTCCGGCTTGGGATTCTGCCGGACGCCAAGCGCCTGCTGTGCTTTCTCCCAGAGTTCATTCGTCACGATCGGCGGATGATTCTCTGCATAATAGATCATGGCGTGCTCTCCGGCGTTCTTTCTCTCCTTCCGGTGTTCATCCGAGTAGTGTTTGAACTGCACGAAGTCACCTTTGTACTCCTCGTTCGTGAGGATCCTTGTCACCGTGGTGCGGTAGAACTTAGCTCCCCGCTTTGTCGTCACACCCTCACTGTTCAGGTAGTTTGTGATCTGCCCTACTGTGAATCCATCCGCTGCCATCTCGAAGATTTCCAGCACGCGGCCTGCGTTCTCATCCGGAACGATCTCACCATCTGCATTCTTCGTGTAGCCGAACACCCGCTGGATCTGCTGGATGGCTTCCTGCTTCTCTACCTTCCGTTTGATCGTCATCTTTGTGCCGAGGCGGTTGGATTCGCTCTCGGCCTGTCCGAATGCAGCAAACAGTGTCATGAGCAGCTCTCCGCCTTCCCCTAGGGTGTTGATCTGCTGCAGCTCGAAGAACACACCGATGCCCCGGCTCTTCAGGAGTCTTGTGGCATCGAGCACCGTGGCTGTGTTCCGGGCAAAGCGGGTGATGGACTTCGTGATGACCAGCTCAAACTTCCCGTCTTTCGATTCTTCGAGCATCCGCTGGAACCCGGGCCTTGCTTCCTTGAATCCCGAGATACCAAAGTCGTAGTAGATCTCGACAAGCTCGTAGCGCCCGTCTTCTCCGATCGTCTCCCGGTAATGCCGGATCTGATTCTCGAGGGAATATTCCTGATCCTCGTGCTTGCTCGATACCCGGCAATACACCGCTGCCCGTATCCTGTGATCCTTTGGCTTCTCGATATGAGGAAGAAGGATCACATGACTGTCGGCATCAGCCGAGGACAATGAAATCTGGCTTGTTGTCACGCTCTTCCTCCTTCTTTTTCTGCTTGGCAAGCGCCGCTGCTCTCTGCTCGGGTGTCCGGAAAGAACTGTCACCGGAAAGGCGCTCGAGCAGGATACGCCTCGTTGCCGTATGTTTTTTCCCGGAAAGTCCCATGCTGTTCATCCAACTGCGGAAGGTGTACTTTTCGTTCTCCACTTCCGGTGCATCACCCTTCAGCCATTTGGAATGCCGGCAAGCGGCAGTGATCGTCTCTGCGAAATCACGGAATGCCTCTTTCTCCTCTTCAGAACGCCCATCCGGGAATCCGGTGAAGACTACCTTTTCCTTCAGGAATGTGATGCCCTTCAGAGCTTTATCTCCTCCGCAGGCGATGAATGCTTCATTGAATTCGAAAAGGTCCTCCGGAGGATTGTCCTTCAGCACCCGTACCAGCGCTGCCGCTACATAGAAGGCATTCGGCTTGCCTATCGCCTTGTTGATAAGCGAGCCCCTTGCCGCGAATGTGTTTACAAGGTTCACTCTTGTCAGGGCATCCCCGCCAATGTCAAATCCCATCCCGGAGGAGCTGTCGTCCTTCGCGACGTATCCAAGCTCCTGCATCTTCTGGATCAGCGCTGGACTCGCTTTGTCATCATCTACCCGGATGCTGGCGTTCCGGAGAACTGTGTACGGTCCGACACTGTAGTTGAAAGTCGGAGCACCGGCATATTCGACGGGCTGTTTTATCTCATTTTTCAAAAGCTGCACCAGTGCAGCCCTGTCTGTGATAGTTGTCGTTATCTCCATGATTGCCTCCTTTCGGTAGTCTATAGATCACTCTGAAGTGCAATAGTATCAAGTCATTTTTGGTCCTCTCTTCCTTATTTATATAAAGGGCATCATCGGAACTTAGCCTTTCCCGAAGTAGTCGAGGACATAGTGCTCATGGCAGCAATACTTCCGGTTCCTGTTGCCGTAGACCTCGAAGGTCTTCCCGCAGTACGGGCACACCTTGACGTAGATCGCAGAGGGCTTTTTCTTCTGCTCATCCCGGTGCAGCTTCCAGTACTTTCTGCGGCATGCCTCGCAGCAGAAGCGCTTCCGTCTGCCCGGGTGGTGCTCATCCTGTGTGATGGGCTTTCCGCAAAAAGCGCAGGCTTCCCTGCGCTCGATCTTCGTGAGCACGCCTTCCAAGACGGGTGCATCGTCGCACGGCAGGTCCTTGCAGCGATACCGGACAGCCTCTGTATTGAGGCCGGTGTAATCCGAGATTTTCCGATAACTCATGCCGTTTGTTCTGAGCAGGACTGCCTGCTCCAATTCTTCATCTGATATCTTTCTTGCCATTTCTGATCTCCTTTTGCGCTTTGGTCGTCGATACAGGAATCCCTTCACTACTCACAGGACATTTTCCGCAAGGTTGAGCAAAGGAATCTTTGCTTTCACCTATCAGCGGACACTTCCCGGGCGTTTTTGTGACGGGACGTGAAATTTTCCTGCAAGTATATGCGGACCATTCGCACGCGATTTTGAACGGTCCATGATAATTTCTTCCTCGCATATGTATGCGGACCATTCGAGGGCAAATCGGAAATGGCCCGAGGGATTTTTTTCATCCCGTCACATATAAACGGAACTTTCAAAGAGAAATCGGAAATGGAATGAGGCAAAAAAATAACGGGCATCCCGAAGGACACCCGCCATCATGTGTATTGATATGTTATTTCACCCGGATCTTCCAGCCCACCTGGATCTGGTTTACATTCCGGATCAGCGATGCGTTCAGCTTCTGAATAGCAGATACGCTCGTTCCGTACTTCCGTGCAATCGCAGAGAGTGTGTCTCCGCTTCTTACCGTGTAGTAGACAGCCTGATTTGCACCGAGCAGCTCATTCACCTTTGTCTGCACGGCTGCATAGTCATAGCCAGTCCTCGTGATGCGGTTCTTCCTGTCATCACCATTGCCCCACTTCCCGGCAAGCACCTCCCGGGCAAGTTCATCGACTGTCTTGTTCGGCTGAACCGGAGCAGTCGGCTGTGTACTTCCGCCTCCTTGCTTGGTGTATCCATTGTAGCCGCCCGCTTTGATGATGGACGGGTAGTCCTGATACGAAATATCCATATCGACGTTTCCGTTAATACCATTCACCGACCCCGTGGAAGAATACTGCCAGATTCCATATGCTCCGCAATAGGTGCATTTCGAAGCATACTGCGCTACCCAATGTGTGAATGGCGTGAGCTTCGAATCATCCATCCGGTCACGGAAGCCTGAATAAGCTGACCCATACACACCCGCAAAATATCCAGCAGATTCCAGAGTATGGCAGAAGGCAATCGTTGCCTCCGTGATGCCGGCCTTGGCAGATGTAGGCTGAGCTTCATTATCCATGAACACAGGATATTCAAGCTGCTTTCCTTTAAGCTGCGCAAGGAAACGCTGTGCGTCGGCTCTTCCTGCTTCCGCAGAAGTGCAGCCGGGTCCGACAAAATAATACGCACCGACAGCAATGCCATTTGCTTTTGCGTTTCTGTAGTTCTCTTCCCACCTGGGATCTGTGTAGAATCCTGCATCAGATCCACCTGACTTAATGATAGCAAACTGGATACCTGCCGCTTTCACCTTCGCCCAGTCGATATGTCCCTGCCAGTGGCTGACATCGATTCCTTTGAATTCACTCATGATCTTCTCCTCCTCTTTCCTTGCAAATAGAAAGGCCCTCCGGGTTTTGAAGCCCAGAGAGCCAGTGTTGCTCCTATGACGGAAGGAGCATCCGAGATATGAGGATCACCTCCTCTCACTGATTGGTCTTAGACAGCTGCTTGTAGATCTGGTTCACGCCAGTTGCTGCAAGCCCGGACACGATGCCAACTGCCAGCGCGTTGATGACATCCTTTGCCGGGAAGTCCGGCATCAGATACAGGCCGGCTACACCGAGCACAGCGCCGACGCATCCGCAAATCACCGGGATCAGCTCATCCTTCACGGAGCCAGCCGCCTTGCAGCCGATACCGACCAGATATGCAATCACCGTGATTGCCGCCACACTTGCGATTCCAAAGTCCATGATCACTTCACCTCCTTCTCTTCTGCCGTGAGTGGTAGCTCCAGACACTTCCTGTACAACGACTCCCCGGTTCCATTACCACCGAGCGCCTTGTATGGCTTGTACAGGTACTCGAGATTGCTCCGGTCCTCCGGTGAGCACCAGCCCCGGGCAATAAAAAAGCTGCAGGCCTGATAAATTCGGTCATGCAGCAGTGCCATCATTCCTTCTTTGATTTGGTCATTCTCCTGTTTTCGCCGGAGCAGCGCTCGCCAGAGCCAAGTGATCACGGCAATGATCAGTGCAAACAGCTCCTGAATCCAATAGCGCAAGATAAAGTCTATCAATGGTATCCCCTCCCTTAATCTTCTACATACACCATGAGGTACTTGTACTTGAGTGTCGCCTGATTGTATGCCATCAGGGTCGTCTCATCATTGGCCACCCCGGA